AAGTATCAATTTCATTATCACCAGCAACACCTATTCTTACGTTATCAATTGTTGCACCGCCATTGGCGTCTAGAAGACCGGTGAGAGTAGAAGTTCCACCAACATTTAAATTCTTGACAATACCAACACCACCACTTACAACGAGTGCTCCGTTTGTGGTAGTTGTGGATTGAGTTGTGTCACTAACCTTTAATTGTGACTTAGCATTTACTGCAGCAGTAAGTTTAACTTCTTTATTGAATGTAACCGGACCATCAAACTGAGAAAGAATTGTACCAGAGTTTCCACCCTCAACAACAAGTCTTTCCTTAATTGTAACCTCATCAAATACCGCACTTAATCTAGATGGGTCTTCACCGGTAATCGTTGGAATTGGATTATCATAAGTAACTTCTTCACCAGTTGCGGATGATGTCTTACGATTACCTACAAATAAGTCTCCATTATTGTTCATACCAGTATAAACAACAATACCACCAGACCTTTCTTGAGATTGTACCAAGAACTCTTCTCTTTCGGTTAAGGTTACGGTCTGAACCTGAGGCAATCCGGTTGAGTAGTTTCCGGGACCATAACCAAGATATTCAAAAGTATGACCTGATGCCCTAACGATAGAAGGTCTTCTAAACTCAATTGAGATTGGATTAATCTTTCTAATAAGTGAACCATTATCATGAGCGGTTTGTCTTGTGGCAAGAGATCCACGAATCACCGTAATAGAACTTGAAGATAGAGTGCTACTTGCAACTCTCATAATCTCTTCATCAATCTGAATATAAGAACCAAGTGGGAATCTCTTGGTAATTGCGTCTGCTCCTACAGGGCTTGAAACTGCAATTAGAGTATCAGTAGTACTAATTCCGGCACTGGCAACAAGAGTTTCCTTATCAAATAAAGGAACACTTCGTACTCCTAGATTCTCCGCAGAAGAATCAGAACTTGCATCATTTGCCGACAGTCCGTGCTTCAGAATATATCCATTATTGGAACTATTGATAGAAGGAGTAAGTGATGTAAATGAAGTAGTACTAATTCTATCCTTTACAATATAATCACCTAGATTATTATTTGAAGAATCAATAACTCTAAATCTATTACCGGCAACTAGTCCGTGAGGTGCATAGCAATTGAAGGTTCTTATACCAACGCTGCTAGAATAAGTGGTTGTCTGAATCTGTACAGAAGGTCCAACAACAAAGGCATATTGAGATGTGGTAATAACAGGGTCACCCGTAGTTCTGGCAATAGAAATCTGATTGTCTGCAGAAACTGCCGTAATACGATGATAAGTATCGGAAGTTGTACCGGCACCAGTAAATTGAACCACATTACCAATTGCCGTTGTAATTCCTGATGTGGCAACATTAAATCTGGCAGAACCATTACCATTACCTATTACAGAAGAATCAAAATATAAACCGTTAGCTCCAGAACCGGCAGAATAACCAGATCCAGAAGAAACAATATCGGCAGAAGCAACCGCTCCACTGATATGAACAACAACATTTGCGGTTGCTCCCCTCCAAGTTCCAGTCTGAGAACCGTTTAGAAGTTTGACATTTTGATATGTTCCTGGAGTATAAGTGGCACCACCATCTAAAGTGCTACAGGTTACAATACCAGCAAGACCGTGCTCTCTGGCAAAGGTAATCGTTGCACTTGATGTAGAACTAGAAACAGAGGAAACATCAAGACCAACATTTAAACTTGTAAGTAAGGCATCACTAGACTCTTTGGTAATGCTCTTCTTAAGGTCATTTGTTACAACATCTCCAATCGGAGACCTTTTAGCAAATGTCTTGGCAGATGTTGGAGTATCATTAATATTATCTCTATCCAACTGAGGATACAAGTCAACAACATTTTGACTATACTTGATATTTGTAAACTCGGTTGGAACTGCCTTATCCGCACTTAAGACATAGAGGTGATAAACCCCATCCTGAACATTTTCAATATATGGTGTGATTACCTCATTTCTGTAAATATAAAGATTTGAACGTAAATCATTTCTTTCAAATCTTGGAAGCGAAGTTGTTCTGACAGTTGTATTATTTGTAAATGTAGTTCCCGGAGTTCTTGTTGTTAAATATGTAAATGTCATATCATCAACAACAGATTCAACCGTAAAGGTTCCATTATAACCAAGGTCATCTTCACCGGTAGGATTTTCATCACCGTCCGTTACATTTTTGATGATAATACTATCACCATCATTAAGATTGTGTGGAAGTTCCGATATAATCGTTACTGTATTAGAAGCTCGTGTACACTTGGCAATAAAACTTAGATTTCTATTATAATCATAGTCCGTTGTAGTAAGACTAGAGAGACTAGAATCAGCATTATCACGATATCCGGTTGAACTAGATTCCTGAATGACAAATCCATTCTCGGGATTTTTGGCATTCTCTAGTTGTTTTGGAATTACAACTCTAATCTTATAGATTTTTTCATCTAGACTTCTGGTGTCGGCAATTCTCTTAATATAAGAAGGTTCGGTTCTTTCGGTTAATCCCGCAACACCTAATGAAGTGAATGCAGTATAGATGGAACTACCTGCATTTGTGGTAATATACCACTGATTATTTGCAGTATCAAACTGTACTGGATGACCAACATCACCGGCAATTTTATCAGATACTCTACTTAGAATTCTTAGATTAGTTCCTAAATAAACATTAATTTCATTACCATTTATAGCTGCCGATTGTGAAGAAGCAAGTTTAATTTCAGTAGAAGACTCACGAATTGCATAATAAACTGTATTTTCTACAATATTTTCTGGCAGGTCTCCATCATCACTCAGAATAATAACTTTTTCACCTGTTTGGATATTGTGAGTACCAATCGTAAAGATATTAGATGATGGTCCAGAAGTTACTGTGTGTTCCTTTACAGAACTTGTAACACCATCGGACATTAGAATATTTGCCGAATATTCCGTTCCGTTTGCGGTAAAATATAATTTATCACTTACCTTTGCACCAACTCTATATCCTTGAGTCAGGACTGGTGGTACATCATCTTCGGCAGTAAATCCAAAAAGATAAAGTCTATTTTGACCTGGATTTATTGTCGTATTCGTAGTTATACCAACATCTAATGAAATCCAATCAACATTTTCTTCTTCTCCCACAATTGCTCTGGGAGCAATAATTGAGGTAATAAATGCATTATTATCCTTGTCAAATGCTTCTTTTTTAAATCCGGCAGAGGCAAGTGAAATCTGACCAAAGTTTGAGTTGGAGTTGGTAATGCTTAAGTCACCACCACTTTCGGCATCAAAGTGCTTATTAAATCCAATTGCAAAGACGGAAACAATCTGAATAAAAGCATCATTCGTTGCTTTTATGTGACTGGATTCCCATCCACTTCTATAAATTGATAATGGTTCTAGGTGATAAACTGTACCAAGTGAGGATGACTGAGAAGATAAAGTTGCACCGGCAACTCTGGTTATGGCAATATTATCCGAATAGTTTCTATTTGTTGGATTGTATCTTACAAATGCACGGTCATCTTTTTGTAGAGATACGCCAGTAAATTGTGCAACAACCATCGAACGGAATCCCGATGCCTTACTACCATCGGCAAGCATTCCGTTCATTCCATAAACAGAACGCAAGGAAATATTAAAGATATAAGGTGATGCACCAGAAACCGTATCAGTCTCAATCGTTACTAATCCACTTGATGCATTTCCGGGTGTTGGTAAATTAAGACGGAAATTAGGAAGTAAATATGTAAAGACTGTTGGGTCGGTTTCACTAATACTCTGAACCTTTGTAGAGATATTATAGTCTACTGGCGAAACTCCACTAATCTTGATTGGAGTTCCTGCCGTAAGTTCGTGAGGTATTGTTGTCTTAACCGTAACCTGACTGTTTGGTGTTCCACCACTTCCAGCCTCAATAGTAGAAATCTCAATTGGGTCCGCAGCAAAGGCACCTACAATCTCCCATTCGGGTCTTTGCTTTTCAAAACCAAGAGGTTTTGCGGGATACTTATCATCAATATCTCTACCGGATGCAAGATTAAATGCATTAGACAGTTTTGCATAATACATATCAAGGTCAGTAAGACCTGTATTTTCTAAATTTACACCATCGGCATACTCAAAGCAGGTGAGTTTGTGGTGAGAGAATGTTGGTACTGATTGATTATTAACTGAGAAGTCTGCTGGGTCAGTATATACCGTACCTTCTGTGCTACCATCAAAAATACAGAACTGCCAGAAATAGCAGGCACCAGTGATTCTAAAAATTGCCGAGTTTGAAACAGCAGAATCAGTTGGGTTTGGGACATATTTTGGACGAATCTTGGTCTTTCTTAAATCTAGACCAACAATTGAAGTTCCTCTGGGTACAACAACACCACCATTAACACTATTAAACTTATAAAGAATATTATCTTCTTGTGTGAGGTCAAATACCGAATCAAGAGTGAGTGATAATGTACTCGATGCCGCAGATGTTGCACCACTCGGAGATGTTACTGTTGCCGTACCACCAACATTTTTTATAGAAAAACCGGGTCTATTATCAACCGTATGTTGACCAGGCATCAAAAGAATCGTGGTCTTCTCTACTTCATCATTACTATTTCCTTTTTGATAAGAAAATCTTGCTGCCTCTAAAAGTGCTCTCTGCAGCGTTTTGAATGGTTGGGCAAGTGAATTACCCTGATTACTAATACTATCAGTAGAATCAAGGTCACTTGGACTTACATAAAGAATACGACCTTCTGTATTCTTTATAAAATTGTCTAATTTATTCAGAGGCATCGGATTATAACTTCTAAATTATTTCTATGTTTTATTTATGAAGTCAAATCCTCCTCATCAAAAAGATATTCTACATCTGGGGGCATATCCTCTGGGTTTTCTAGGTCCATCATAAACAGGCAAGGATGTGCCTCCTCGTCTATAAGATAGAAAGAGTTTTTATATAAATCTTCTGGTTCAAATGTACGATATTTGTCCGCTGTTTTACAGAGTTCTTGGTCGTATAAGTGCCCGTCTGGGAGCTCATCAAAGGTAAAGGGAATCTCGTTGATGAAGTACATTTTCACTATCATACTGCCATTATTGTACCAGCAGTATGCGTGAGTGATTTTGTACTTAAAAGACATATGAATACTTCAATATCTTATATTTATTTTAAGTAGGAAATGGGAGACTAATTTAGAATAAGTTCAGCAAGATCGTTGTGAAGTAGTCTATGACAAACAGCACATAAAGGAATACATTTATCAATCTCTTCTTGTAATTTTTGGTAAGAACCCATTCTCACCATTCCAGATATGCCACCCATATCTTTTGTTGATGGATCGATATGATGTAAATCCATAGCACAAGGAGGGTATTTAACTTTACAGATGGCACAAGGTTTATCTTTTGCCTCTTCGACCATTTGTTTTCTCTTATTATGAGAAGTTTGTTTTGTTTTTGGAAGTTTATGTTCAGAGTGCCACTTTTTTTGATATTCTTTTTGCTTTTCTTTGTTTTTATAAGGCATATAGGTTCAAGTATCTAATGATATTTATAACCCAAATATTTTTGAGTGCGAGTAGCCAGGGTCGAACTGGCACGAGCATACGCTCAACAGATTTTAAGTCTGGTGTGTCTACCGATTCCACCATACTCGCTTGTATGAGACCATTATAACTCAAAGAGTCATAAAGGTCAAGTGCTCCTTGAGGGGATCGAACCCACCTTCGCCGCTTTATGAGAACGGTCCATTCACCAGATTGGTAAAGAAGCATTCGCTATTCGCAAATAACGAATAGCAATACGAGTGCCTGGATTCGAACCAGGTCAAAGGCCCTAATCTGGGGCAAAGGCGTTATAAGTGCCCTCTGACTACCAAGTCTCACTCGCAAAAAATCAACAACCTTCTTCGTGGTCCGTGTGTATTCGGATAAGGTCGTCGTGTGCAGGAATCATCATAGCATCTCCGTGTTCGCTATGAATCATAAAAGACTCTCCGTTCTCTACTCTATTCATAAGAGCATCAAAGTCTGCTTGAAATTCTTCTACAGTAAACTCTTCCATTTATCAAAGGGGATCAGAATATGCAAGACAATCATCACTTACCTGAGCACGAACCACTTCAAGAACATTCATAAACTGGTCTACGGTCTCACAATTTACAACTCGTTCACCACCCTCATTAGAATACAGGTAGAACTTACGAGCAAGAGTATCAACAACACAGCGGGTCAGGGTCTCTTCGGCAGGCATCAGGCGTTTCGTTTGATTACCTAGGTATTATAGGGCATCAGGCGGGTGGTGTCAAGGGGTTTTGGCAATCAAATTCCTCTTGCCGTTCTCTGGCAGATTTGATGGGTGCGGCAAGAACTATATCCTCTTTTGTTCCCGAAAGTTCTCCGCCTTGTGAGGTAATTCTTTCTACCTCTAGTGCGACTATTTCATCAATCGCAATTCTGCATCTATTATATACTGCATTTTCAATCCATTCTTGTGTATCATAAGAAACATAAGCGAGTGCTTTTTCTTGTGCTTCTGTTAAAGTGATTGTGTAGTTCATAGTTTTATCCTAAGAGAAATCCAGTAAAAACAGGATTTTGATTTGGGTGTATATCAATAAAAGAATATGGTCTTACAGTATCATTTGTTGCTAGTGATATGATACATTCTGTGGCAAAAGGACGAAAATTATTTACGGTTTCACTGGTAAATGTTCTGACAATTGCTGTATTATTAAGTCTAATTTCTATGTTATTACTTCCACTTGCACTTGCTTCAGTAAATCCAGTAAAACTAAAATAATATAATCCAGATACAGGAGCAGTAAAATTTCCAGTTGAAGTACTATAATAATTTCCATTATTTAATATTATTGTATTTAAAATAATATTTCCAGACAGTATCGGAATTCCTGTTGCACTAATATTTCGGGCAGTGAATGCTGGTCTATTGGAATTTAAAACTATACCAGAACTATCAATCGATAAAGCAGTATTTCCGGTAGTGCTTTTAATGAAGTTTGCTTGAACTTCACCTACATTTAAGATACTCATAAGTTTTCTGGTTTTGGATATTTATTTTTGACTTCATCAATAGTCGCTTTCCAACCATCATAACCTTGATGATATAAAGTATCTAGTTGTTCTCGAATAGGTGGATAAGCAGAGGCACGGTCTCTTTGATATTGTTTACTTTCATATTCTTGTTGAAGTCTTTCTCCTTCCGCTTGAAGTTCTTCCTCTGTTGGTGGAGGAAGTTCGTTTTCATTAGACCACCATAATCCGTCATAAGATTCACCATCTAATGACCATACGGATCCGGGTCTTAATGATAGTATTGCTTTTGTTAAATCCATTATGCAGAAACCTCCATTAATGTTAAGGTGGAAGTAGGAACAGAATCATAATCATTAGCGACATTTTGAAAGATTTGTGATCTATTTAAATAAACAGTGGGACTACCAGAATATCTACCTAATGCTATTTGATAAGTTACTGACGATGTAGATGCCGGACTATCATAATGAACTCCACTAAGTTGTGACATTCTATATTGAAGGCTGGCGGGATCATATGCTGGGTCTGTATACATGTTAATTGTTCCTGCCGATGCGGGTCTAACACCTTCGAAGATAGGTGAAAAGAAAAAAGGACTTCCGTTTCTTTTTATTCTAAAATGTACCTGATATCCGGATGCTCCTTCTGTTGATGCTCCAACATACAGATTAGTCAAAATAAGTATTCTATTACTTGAACTACTCGGTGTTATTGATGCACTTAATCCAGGAACATCTATGTAATAACCAGTACCAGTTTGCACGGATACTCCGGTAAAACTATCACTTTTTGCAACATGAACAACCTGTATAATACTTCCAGTACTATTAAGAATGGGTTTTCCGGCAACCGTTGTGATTACGTCAGTTCTTAAAGTACTCATTACTCTACACCTTCTGGTTTAGGATATTTTGCCTTTACCGCAAGACAGGCATCAATATATGTTTGTATTTGCTCTTGATCGTTTTTTACAATACCGTCAAGATAATCAGCCATCGGTGGATATTCTGCTGCTCTCAGGCGTTGATATTCGGTATTGTCCCACTCTCTTTGAAGTCTTATTATTTCTGCGTCTACCTCTTCTTTTGTGGGTTTCTTTTGACCACCTTCCCATACTGGTTTTTCTAACCATTCTATACCTTCATAACAATTTCCTCGTACTAAAAATTGTGCATTAGGTCTTAAGGATAAAACTGCAGATGAAATATCAGTACTAAACTTTTTAAGAATATCCAACTCAATCATGCTGACACCTCCATTATAGTAAATCCAGATTTTTGTCCAAATCCTGAAGTAGTAAGTCTTAATGGTACAACCTCATAAGACGCAGCAAGAAGATTGAATGTTAGTAAAGTTCCTGCCGGAGATGTTGAAGTATAAACTACAGGTCTACTATGTAGTGCTTGCCCCACTATTACCCTTCCAAAACTATCAATAGCCCCACTGGTTTGTGCCCAAGAATCTCCATTTATTCCATCTACACCAAGTATTCTTGTAGTTGATCCTGAAATTGTTACAGAATATCCAATATTTGATCTACCATACCTAAAGTCACCACCTAACGATACTCCAGACCATCCAGTAAAAAATCCATCTAAAACATATCTACTATTATTGGCAATTGCAGTAACATTTAAACTATAATATACTTGATAAGATCTGAGAACAGTCACATCAAATTGTGACGTATCCTCTCCATATACAACTTGAAGAATACTTCCAGTACTACCAAGTATTGTCTTCCCCGCAACTGTCTGAATTGTATTAGTTTTTAAAGTACTCATATTTTATCTCAAATAATAACCCAATTGCCGCCTGAACTTACAGTTACTGTGACGCCACTATTTATTGTGATTGGACCAACACTCATTTCATTATAAGATGGACCGATTGTATAGTCCGCAGAAATTGTTGGTCCAGTTCTAAAAAATGGAGTATTACTTGCCGTAATGGTTCCATTTACATCCAAAGCAGATGATGGACTAGTTGTTCCAATTCCCAATCTATCATTTGTAATATTGGCAAATGCAATATTATCAGAAACAAAATTACCAGTATCTCTTGCCTTTCCCATTTTTATTTTTATTTATAATTAGCAACTTAGAACTCTGCTTCGGGTAGAGTGTTTATTGGTTGATTTAGTGGGGTAATTTGTGCCGGAACAATTCCTTGTTGTAAAGTATTCATATAAAGTTGCTGATTTTGTTGATTTGCCTTTACGACTTCATTTCTAAAGGACTCAACCGCAGCGCCAGTTTGATTTGATTTTTGTGCAACTTCAATAGTAAGTATAGGCATCCATTTCACGGCACACGCCCAATCGTCAACTTCTTGTCCGGTGTTTGGATTTACTCCTCTAATCTGAGTAAACCAAGCACATTTATTTTCTATACATTCTTTTTTAATAAGAGGGCAGAAGGTTCCTTTTTTCATATTTAAATTTATAGTTATAGATTATAATACATTAAGTATCAAATAAAAGCAATCGGCCAATCTGGATGTGTTTGGTCAAGAACTAATGCTTTTGGATCATTAATATTTTCTGGCAAATCTCTTAGTTTTTGCCTATAGATTCTCCAAGATTCTTTTTGCTCTTCGGATAATGGTACATCTGGCAATTGAGTCCAATCTGATTGTGTAAGTAATTGATTTCTAATATTTTTTAACAATTCTAGATAATCTTTATTTTTTTCTATTTCCTCTTGTTCTCTTTCTTGTTCTATTCTTCTTTTTTCTACATTATCTAGTGCTTCTTGTCTTTTATTTTCATCATCGGTAGTCCATAAATCATTAGATTTTAAGTAATCAATATAATCCGGCATTAACAACTCATAATCATTAATTGGAGGATGTTCAGTTATAGCATCAGGATCTATATCTATAAACCATTCCCCACCATTCCAGTATGCAACAGATTCTTTTCCTGTCTCTGGAGGTTTTACTAGTGTGGTAAATGGTGGTAAATGAATCTCGTCCTTGTCTTTATTATTTGGAAATTTGTATTCACCGATATATTTTTTAGTTTCGGGAGACCATTGATAACCCAAAATAAGTTCTTCGTTTTCCATAATCATTTTTTTAATTTTTAGAGCATAAAATCATATTAATATATCTAGGAGCCCAGTTTGTTGCACTAGAACCATTATCTGTAGTACCGCTGTGACTGTGTGAGACACTTTGTCCACCTGTACCAAATGAGTGAAAGTGGTTGGCAGTTACACCACTAGTCCCAGCATTAAATACTCCACTATTAACTGCTGCATTTAACCCTAAGACATCACGTGTCGTATTATTATTATTACTTGCACTATAGATGTGTGCGTGGTCATTTGATTCATTATTAGTATTTCCGGTGTGACTGTGATCCACACTTTGATTACCAGTGGTAAAACTATGAGTGTGTGCCGGAACTACATTATTCAGAATTGGGGATGCAGAACCTGCGAAGGCACCACCAACATCACCACCACCAGATACGACTCTAAGCATTCTGTTATTTGCCGAATCGTCTGTTACTCTAGTCCATCCAGTTGGTGCTATATCTTGAGCAAACATCAGTTTTGTTCCCGCTACAAATCCATCTCCAGAAACACTTCCCCACGAAGAATTGGTTCCGTCAGAAACAATTACTTGTCCAGCAGATCCTACAGAAGAATTGATTGAGATAGCATTACCGGAACCACCACCAATAACTATTGCCACTCTACTTTCATTAATTTACTTGTTATTATTTATAGTATTCTTCAAAATTTCAACCTCATATTTAAGTTCTTTAATTGCTTCTACAAGAAGTGCAACAAAGTTTTGGTATGCAACTGATTTAGGATCATCACCAAAAACAAGATGAGGTATAACTTTTTCAACTTCTTGAGCTATAAACCCTAACGAGTGCTGATTATTTTGCTTATAATCAAATTCTACTCCACGAAGTTCACAAACTTTATTTAATGCACCTTCAATAGTTTTGATATTTTCTTTAATTTTTTCATCGGAGTTTGCTGTAACTGTTCCGGCACAAGTAAGATTTCCTGTTGAAGGATTAAAGGTAAGTTTTGTGGATGAAACATTCACAGAATCAACCGAACCAGTAGTTATATCATCAAATAAAAGGTATCTGGTGGCATTGGTAGTTGTGTCATCAGAGAGAGTAACATTTGTAGCTCCAGTAGCACCAGTAGCACCTTGAAGTCCTTGAGAACCTTGAATTCCTGCGACATAATTGCCCAAGTTAAAATATACGACCTCAATAATATCTCCGGCAGATGCACCAACGGTAAGAACAACTGTAGTACCATTAGTTGCGGTATAATCTACAGACTCTTGTAAATGAGAACCATTTAGATATACAAGAATATATTGTGCTCCATACGTAACCGAGAATGTTGTCTGACCAGCAGTAGCAGTAAATGTTGATTTTGTAATTGTTGATGGAATTGTAGCTATGAGCGCACCGGGAATTCCTTGAGCTCCTTGAAGACCCTGAGTACCTTGACGACCCTGAGTACCCTGAAGACCCTGAGTACCCTGTAAACCTTGGGTTCCCTGAGTTGTTCCCGCAAGTCCCTGAAGACCCTGAAAACCTTGAGCACCCTGTAAACCTTGAGTACCTTGAGCACCTTGAGTTGTTCCTGCAAGTCCTTGAAGTCCTTGAGTACCTTGACGACCTTGAAGTCCTTGAGTACCTTGAGCACCTTGAGTTGTTCCTGCAGGTCCCTGAAGACCCTGAAGTCCTTGAGCACCCTGTAGACCTTGAGTACCTTGAGCACCTTGAGTTGTTCCTGCAGGTCCCTGAAGTCCTTGAGTACCTTGACGACCTTGAAGTCCTTGAGTACCTTGAGCACCTTGAGTTGTTCCTGCAGGTCCCTGAAGACCCTGAAGACCCTGAAGTCCCTGAGCACCCTGCAAACCTTGAGTGCCCTGTGTTGTTCCTGCAAGTCCTTGAAGTCCCTGAAGTCCCTGAGCACCCTGAAGTCCTTGGGTTCCTTGAGTACCTTGAGTTGTTCCCGCAAGTCCTTGAAGACCCTGAGTACCTTGACGACCCTGAAGTCCTTGAGCACCCTGTAACCCTTGAGTACCCTGAGTTGTTCCTGCAAGTCCTTGAAGTCCCTGAAGTCCTTGAGTACCCTGAAGACCTTGAGCACCCTGTAAACCTTGAGTACCCTGTAAACCTTGAGTACCTTGTAATCCTTGAGTACCTTGAAGTCCTTGAGTACCTTGAGCACCTTGAGTTGTTCCTGCAAGTCCCTGAAGTCCCTGAAGACCTTGAGTACCCTGTAAACCTTGAGAACCTTGAGTACCCTGAGTTGTTCCAGCAAGTCCCTGAAGTCCTTGAAGTCCTTGAGCACCCTGAAGTCCTTGAGTACCCTGAAGTCCTTGAGTACCTTGACGACCTTGAGTACCCTGAAGACCTTGAGCACCCTGTAAACCTTGAGCACCCTGAAGTCCTTGAGTACCCTGTGTTGTTCCTGCAAGTCCCTGAAGTCCCTGAGTACCTTGGAGACCTTGAGCACCCTGAAGTCCTTGAGCACCCTGTAACCCTTGAGTACCCTGACGACCTTGAGTACCCTGAAGTCCTTGTGTTCCTTGTAATCCTTGAGTACCCTGAAGTCCTTGCGTCCCTTGTAATCCTTGAGTACCCTGAAGACCTTGAGAACCCTGAGAACCACTACCTTGTAATCCTTGTAATCCTTGAGTACCCTGAAGTCCTTGAGTGCCTTGTAATCCTTGAGCACCCTGAAGTCCTTGTGTGCCTTGTAAACCTTGAGTGCCTTGTAAACCTTGAGTGCCTTGACGACCTTGAGTGCCTTGTAAACCTTGAGTACCCTGAAGTCCTTGAGTACCCTGCAATCCTTGAGTACCTTGACGACCTTGAGTACCCTGTAAACCTTGAGCACCCTGAAGTCCTTGTGTTCCTTGTATTCCTTGAGTACCCTGAAGTCCCTGAGCACCTTGCAGTCCTTGAATACCAGCGGCAAATGGAGTAACCCAACTAACTCCAATACCAGTAGAAATTAAAACACTACCAGCAATACCTACATTTCCATAATAATCTTCTACTCTTGAGGTAATACCAATTTTACCACCAACATAAAGATTTTTTTCAATACCAACACCACCTTCCGTAACGATTGAACCAGTATCTTTATTTGTTGATTCTGTGGTGCTAGTTACATAAACTACATCATTAATTTGAGTGGTTCCTGCATTTGAATCTAGAATAAGATTTCCACTATTTGTACTGACCGTATTTGTATCAAGTTTAATATTATCAAATGTTCCTACACCAGTAACATTTAAATTATTAATATTTACCTGAGTATCAAATGTTGAGATTCCACTTACTCTTAAACGATTAAGTGTTGTAAGACCAGTAACACCTAAATCACTCTCAATATTTACTTTTTGCTTAAATGTTGATAGTCCGGTTACATATAAATCAGTTACATCAATTGCTCCGATAAACTTTGTTGCCGTTACAATACCCGTAAAATAAGCACTTGTTCCGGTAACAAATCCAACTGTTGTAACTCCAGTAACTTGAAGATTTCTAGTTGTTGTGGTTCCTGTTACTCCAAGAGTTCCAATTGTCGCTATTCCGGTTATAGTAAGATTATCAATAAAGGTTCCGCCTTTAAAACTAGATATTCCTAAAACATCTAGTAAAACCTTTGGTCTAGTACTTCCAATACCAACACGATTATTAACTTCATCAAATACAAAGTTTGAAGCTCCATCAACTAATCCGGCAGAATTATGAAACTGAACTTGTTGATATGTTCCTCCTGCCCCTGCTCTAATTGTATCTTGATTTGTCCAAATTAAACCACCAAAATTATTTTTAACTAAAATTTGATTATTAATTCCTGGATTATTAAAGTAATCATAAATTGTTCCAGTAAGTCTAAGGTCTCCCTGAACGTGCAATTCTTGTGTTGGATTTGTGGTTCCTATACCAACCAATCCAGTTGGTTGTACCGTAAAAAGTGCTCCACCACTACCAACATTTAACCCATTACCAATTGTTAAAATTCCAACAGAACTATTAAAGACTAAATTGGAAGATGTTGCAAAGTCATTATTTTCTTTAAATAAAACTCCACCATTATTTCCTGGTGGAGATACTGTTATTGTTGCGGCAATTGCAGGAGACCCATCAGGATTCAAATAACCCTGTACCGTAATAGCACTTCCTTTAAAATTAAGTTGACTAATACTACTAACTCCTCCCGGTGGAGTTATAACACCTTCTTCATAAACAGTAATTCCCGCAGGAATTAATCCTCCACCAACCGGAATCCAATATCTTTCTCCCGGATTTTCTAAAAGAGATATAAGTTGATATTGAGTTCCTAATGGTATTGTTGGTCCCGGTACAGCAGGATCTCCAAGATTTGGTTCTGCCTGGTCAAGATCCAAATACCTATATCTATCAGTAGATAGTGAACCCTGTGGAGTTCTTTTGACTCTATTACTAAGGTATCTTGGCATAATTATGTCGTACTATTTTCTAGAATGCTGCAAATAAATTCCATATGAAGTGGTCCGACGTGACCTCCATTCAAATAAGTATGAGCAATACCAACAACTACACCAGAATTAGTTACAAAGGTTTTAGAAGTTCCGACACTACCAATTATAGAATCAACAACGAAAGATTGTTGAGGTGATGGGAAAATAGATGTGGTTAGTCCGAATGATCCGCTACAAGTAAATGCCAATCCACTCATCGTAACCTCATCATTTACATTAAAATTATGTGGTGTAAGTGTGGTTACAGTAGTAATTCCACTTGTATTGTCATATACGCAGTTAGTAACCGAAACAATACCTGATTGAGTTCCTTGAATTACAACAGAATCATTAATTACGGCGGTTCTTTCTAAGACTAATCGTCCGTCAACAATTACTACAGCATCATTTGGAGGTATTTCTACATTTTTAATGATTCTAATATCTCTAGTATTTCCAGAAGTTCTTGATGATGTACTTTTTCTTCTATGAGTAAGAGAGACTGTTGGATAAGTATTGACACCCACATTTGCAACCTGAGCATAAAGAAGAATTGCAGAGACTCCAATAGGAGTTGTATATACTGTCTGTTCTCCTGGAGCAACCGGAACTGCTATGGTTAAAAATTTATTAAGTGGTGCGACTGCCATATCTTATCTCAATGCAAGTATGAGTGGTGTAACTTCTGCCTGTATTGCCTTACTAAAATCTCTTCCTCTGATAGTTGCAGATGGTTGATTAATTTGAAATCCTTCACCGATATCAAAATTACCTTTTTGGTCTGTACTTGTAAATGGAATTTGTGCCCCATCTAAAGCAACAATCTCATTTTCTTTAATAGAAACTCCACCTTTAAACGGTGTTGATGTATTTATGTCTGTGCCAGTACCGATATATTCAAAAGAATGAGAGCTTGTAAGTATGCGACTGATTCTCTTTAATGAAACTTCTTCTCCACCAAATAGTTCATATGGTATAAATTCGTTAAAAGTGACTGTTGTAATTCCAGTAACAGATGTTGTTTCTGTTGCAGAATCAACCGCATAATAAATTGGTTGAGTAACAACATCTGCAGTAGCAGTTCCTCCGTCAATAAAAACTTTAAGATCTTGCGTTGGTAAATAATTTCTTCCACTATTTACAATATCTATTGCCGTAATTGCACCTGTTACTTCATCAATTGTCGGACTTAATTCCGCAATAATTCCTTGAGGTCCTTTTGGTTGTTGAGATTGATCAATATTATCATAAACAAATATTGTTGGAGGTGTTGCAGGACTATATCCAGACCCACCATTTGTAACTTTAATTTCTTGAATTTGAACCATTGGTTCTTGAAGTATTCCGGTTCCTTGAGCATCTGGATAATTATTTAAATTAATCTTAAAGAAAAGTGCCTGGCCATCATAAGGTCTTCTTTCAAGTCCACCACCATCTTTCATATTAGCAAAGGTGACTTTATCACTTCCGGCATCAACACCAGGTTGAGTTCTAGTTGGAGGGAAAGTACTTACAATGCCAGTAAATTCAGTAGAACCTAATCCAACGGCAACGAGTCCAAAATTACCAAATGATGAGTTGGAGTTTGTTAGGTCACAAGAACCACCAGTATCCGCATAGATTGCAATATCGCAGTTGATTGTGAAAATAGAAACTAACTGAGCATATCCATTATTAGTAATTGATACTCCGATTCCTGCCTCATTATATTGTGTGAATGAATCACAAACCATACACTTCAAATCATTACCAATTGTTGCTGCAGTTGCATGGTCTCCATTAATTTTCATACCAATACTGCTACTCATAAAGTTGGTGCAGTTACGAATATATGGAGACCTCCATCTTCCAGTAGGTCCTTCTGTAGCAGGACCCGGTTCTAAATATCCAGTTCTAACTCTTGAAATCCCTGCTGGTGGTGGGAATGCCACTGCCGCACCTCTAATAGAAATTGGTGCAGCTGCATCAAATGGATTTTTACTATAAGCAAAACTTAAGTTCTCGATTAAACATCCTCTTCTCACATAGAATACGTCATCATCATTTTGTGGGCATATTGTCACAAGTCTCAAATCTTGACCACTAACAGTAACATCAGTTCTCAGTCCAATTGGGTTATTTTCAAAATAAACGCCAGAACGAACCATAATAGTATCACCTGGTTGTGCAACATCTGCTGCTGCACCAATTGTAAGTTTTGCCGCACCTTCTGTTCTTCCGTTGTTATCATCATTTCCATACTTAGAAACATAAATGATATTCTTAGAGTCTGCACCGGGAGGAGACCATACTATCTTTCCGTCCGGATATGTAGTTCTAGGAGAAGCAGAAGGTCCATTTCCAATAATTGTGGTTACAATTCCTGCACAAACAGTAATTGCAGAGACAACGTTTGAACAACCATCAATACTTGTGTTAAATCCTACAACAGAATCATCTGCTAAAGTTAAATCTTTAATTTGAGGAAAACTAGATCCTACACTTTGATATGATTTTGGAAGAGGTGCATTATTAATTACATATCTTGCAATTTGTGCTGCAGTTGTAATGGCAACAATTGTGGCATCTTTTACCGAATATCCATTTATATCATTTCCTGTAATATGAATTAGTGAAGGTCCATTATAATAAGATAGACCGGCACCAACAGACCTAGAGTTTCCGCCTCTTGTAATATCATAGCTAATCGCTTTAAGAATACTCTTAATATCATCTTTACAATTTACGGGATCGGTTGCAATTCCCGAAGAATTAACAATAGTAAATGCAGGACTCTTATAATCGGTACTTGTTAAGAATCCAATAGTTTCATTTGCAATAAAATCTAGATTAAGTCTTATAAGATTTGCCGCATCAAAGAATCTACCACCTATGATGCCTCCAG